AGGTGACCTAACTGATGATTTCAAAAAGAAAGCAGCTACAGTTTTCGAATCAGCAGTTAAATCTAAAGTTCGTAATGAAGTTACAAGACTTCAAGAAAACTATGACAAAGAGTTAGAAGAAGCTACTAAATCTATTAAATCTGAATTATCAGAAAAAGTAGATACTTATCTAAACTATGTTGTAGAAGAATGGATGAAAGATAATCAACTAGCTGTAGAAAGAGGTCTTAAAGGCGAAATCGCTGAAGACTTTATAGCTGGATTAAAACAGTTGTTTGAAGACCATTATGTTGACATCCCTGATGAAAAATATGATGTACTACAAGCACAATCAGACAAAATTGCAGAGTTAGAAGAAAAGGTCAATAAGACTTTGGATGAATCAATGGAACTTAAAAAATCTAAAGATTCTCTAACTCGTAATAAAGTTATGTCAGAATCAACTTCTGATTTAGCTGACACAGAAATTGAAAAGTTCAAGGAACTTACCCAAGATGTTGATTTCGATAACGAAGACAACTTCAAAGGAAAACTCGATACTCTAAAGGAAAGTTATTTCCCTAAAGTAAAGAAAGAGTCTTCTGAAACAATAGATAATGTAGCAACTGGCCCTGCACAGGACATTGACATGTCAGATTCGATGGCAGCTTATACTAAAGCTATAAGTCATGCTGAAGCTGAAAATGTTAAGGGTGCAACTAAGTAAATAATACAATAAGGAGAAATAAAAATGTTTCAAACAGAAAGTCTTCAAGAAAAGTGGTCGCCAGTCCTTGCACATCCCGATTTACCAAAAATTGATGATGCATATAAAAGGGCAGTAACTACTGTAATTCTTGAAAACCAAGAAAAAGCTATCAAAGAAGATAGAAGTTTTCTTTCAGAAGCAGCGCCAACAAATAGAACTGGTGCTGATTTAGAGAATTGGGACCCAATTCTTATAAGTTTAGTTAGACGCTCAATGCCTAACTTAATAGCTTATGATGTCTGCGGTGTACAACCAATGACAGGCCCAACAGGTCTTATCTTCGCGATGAGAGCTAGATACGCTTCTATGGACGGAACTGAAGCACTAGGAGATGAAGCTGACACTGGTATAGCATCTGATGATGCTGCTGGTGACTTAACATCATCTGCTATGACAGGTTCTAACCCATCAACATTAAACGACAGCCCATCAGCTGGCCAATATTTGTCACCAACTGGTATGACAGCGGCACAAGGTGAAGCTTTAGGTGATACAACAACTAATGCTTTCGCTGAAATGGCGTTCAGTATTGAAAAAACAACAGTTACCGCTGTTACTCGTGCTTTAAAAGCTGAGTACACAATGGAACTTGCACAAGACTTTAAAGCAATTCATGGTTTAGATGCAGAAACAGAACTAGCAAATATTTTGTCTGGTGAAATTCTTGCTGAAGTAAATCGTGAAGTAGTTAGAGACATTTATGTTTCTGCTGTTGCAGGTTCGCAAGTTAATACAACTACTGCTGGTATTTTCGACTTAGATACTGATTCAAATGGTCGTTGGAGTGTTGAGAAGTTTAAAGGTCTAATGTTTGCACTTGAAAGAGATGCTAACGCTGTTGGACAACAAACTCGTAGAGGAAAAGGTAATATAATCATATGTTCTGCTGATGTAGCGTCTGCGTTACAAATGGCTGGAGTATTAGATTACACACCTGCTCTAAACAATAACTTAAATGTAGATGACACAGCAACAACATTTGCTGGTGTTATGAACGGCAGATTTAAAGTGTATGTTGACCCATATGCTGCTAATGTTGCTGCTGCTCAATACTATGTTGTAGGATATAAAGGTACATCACCTTACGATGCTGGTATCTTCTATTGCCCATATGTTCCATTACAAATGGTTCGTGCGGTAGGCGAAAATACTTTCCAACCAAAAATTGGATTTAAGACTCGTTATGGTATAGCTGCAAATCCATTCCATAAAGGAGTGATTGCTGCGGGTACTGCTGAAAACACAAGTATTACAGCAAATACTAATAAATACTACCG